TCTTAACTCAGTGGCAGTAATAATTGTTGGCATGTCTTCTCCTTAACTCCCATTACAAAGATGCCAGAGATCGGGAGCAACCCCTGGCACTATTTGATTTAGGCTACTGTTAACTTACGGAATGCTGTTGGGTAGCGGTTAACTACTGCTGCGTATCCGTATAGGCCGATTTCGACGCGTCCGTTGGCAACGATGTTGGCACGGATGTCGAATAGTCCACTCTCGTGGAAGCGCATTGCTTGTGATGGGTAAACCAACGCAAACTTATCGCCTGTGTAGTTAGGATCTACAACTAGAGATAGTCCTGCGACTGTTCCCTGTGTTGAGCCTTGTGAAATCAATCCGCCAGCGTTCTGTGGAACTGCTGCTGCGAATAGTGGACGCTTGTTATCATCTTCTGCGCCAAGTAGGTCAGCAAATGAGATGGTACCTGCAGCGTTTGGTGCTACAACTAAGCGATTTGGTGTAAAGCGCATTACGTTGTATGAATCTGCAATTCCGTCAGCGATTGCCTTGTAAATTGTTGATCCGCTTGATGCAACTGCTGCATCGCGTGCCTTGCCTAGTGCGTAAGCATCTGTTTTTTGTGCGTAAGATGCTGCAAGTTCACGAATTAAAAGATCCAGAAATGATGGGTCTGAACGATCCAAAACTTCTTGGTTAATTACGTTTGCGCCAGCAAACTTAACGATGTTGTCCTCTTGGAAAGTAACTGCAGTATCTTGTGATGCGTACTCTGCACCCTCTGCTGTTTCTCCAACGATTGCTTGTGCTCCTAGTACAGGTGTGAAAATCTTTAGTCCTGATGCTGGAAGTGGTGCACGCTCGATTGAATCGATGAATGGACGTGATGAATCAATTACGCCAATAACATCGCGTAGGTAGTTAGGTGGAACCATTCCTGTGTTCTCTGTAACTGTACCGATTGCTAGTGCAGCGATTAGATCGCGTGCATCTGTATCGCCTTGTACTGCTTTGATTTGTGCTGCAACATACTGTCCTGCAGTAACGTTCTCGTTAACACGTGGCTTTGTGTAAGCAACGTAGTTTGCTGTTACTACGGGAGTGGTTTGTGCCGCTTCTACCGCTTCGGATGCGATAGGGGCTTCTGAAATATTCTCAGACACTTTTTCCTCCTGTGGTTGTTCATCCGTAGCGGTTGCTTCGGAATTCTCTGGTGTTTCACTTGCTGCTACCTCTGTAACACGTGCAGAATCAATTGCCGGATCTGTAACCAGGCTGACCTCTTGAAGTGAACTTGATTTAATTTTTAATACGCCATCTTCGTTTTTCCACTCGTTAATCTTTACGCCAACGCTAAATCCATCGCGTAATCCTTCTGCTGCTTCTAATAATGAATCATCGCCAGCGATAGTTGCTGCAACTTTAAAAGTCGCTTCGATACCTGTTTCATCGGCTGTAATGTCCATTAAGCGACCGATTGGACGTGTGCGGTCATGCTCAAGTAATAATTTAACTGGCTTTGAGAAATCGATTGAATCCTTTTGAAATACAGTCGCTCCTGCGCTGGTCATACCTAATTCATCCCAGGATACGATCTTGCCTGAGATAGTGCGCTTCTTGCTATCGGCTGCGGTTAGTGTTATTGGGAAATTGATTTTCATCGGATTAGATCTTCTTCCTCTTGTATTTGCTCGATGCTCATCGCACCAATTCTGTTTAGTATTTCGTAAACTTGTGCACGCTCTAGTGCTGATCCACGTAAGAAATCATCAATATCAAATTTTGTTTCAATTCCATTTGGGCAGAAATCTGCCTGGCTTAGACGTTGCTCAATAGCGGTCAAGATTGGACGAAGTGAGAAATCAATAAGTGCTTTGCGCTCGCCAAGTGTGTTTGAGTAAGTCATTGATGTAGTTTCTGCAGATACAAACGATGCCGGTATTCCTGATGCTCTTGCAATTTCTAAAGCAAGGTATTGACGTGCTTCGTTTAATTGTAATTTAGCAGGATCAAATCCAAGTGCTTGTAATTCAACATCGGCATTTAAGAATGCAGTTGATCTTGTTTGACGGCTTTGTGTCCAGGATGAAAGTAATCTTGAAATACGCTCTGGAGTTAAGTTTGTGCCATTTGATTTTAAAACCATTTGTGGCATTGGCTCTTTTGCGTACATCTCTGCAGCCTTTTCTAATTCTGCTGCTGCTTTGATTGTGCGACCTGCACGATTTAGAATTCCCTCATCTAAACCATTGAATACAATTAAAGATCCTAAACCAAACGGCGGTACACGCATTCCATCTACTGTGTAATAATCAATTTCAGTTGATAATGCATTTAAACTTGCAAATACTCTGTTTGGTGCAATTCTTGTCCAAGCACGAATGCGTGAAGCATCTGTCGATGCATAAGCATCCATAACCATTCCGTAAGCAACTCCGTAAAGTAATAAATCTTCTGCGATCCAGGCATAAATTGCTGAACCTGCAACACGTGGATCTGGTTGCATAATTACGCGGTTTGGTCGAATGTGCTCATTTGTAAAGTGGTTATATTGCTCAAGTGGTAAAGATCCAATTGTTGAGCAAATAATGTTTCTTGCACGTGCTCCCGCTGGAACAGCCATATAGGCTTCACGTGATGCTGTTGTTGTACCAAATAAAATACCGCCAACTAATTGCTGTGCGTTGTAAGGTGCAAGTGATGCCGCTACATCTGTCGGATCAATTGTTTGTTTTGCTGTAAAGCGATCGAATAGTCCCATTGGCGTAAATTATACCTTATGTCCGACTTATCCGATTTGTATGTCCACTTCGGTTTCCACTTGTGTCGCAAAGTATGAAACTAGGGCAGTTGCAACGGCTGCACATACTGCAACTCTTGATGCTCTCCTACCGATAATCCAGGCTCCATCTCCATACGGCAATCTTGCAGCAGATAGCACCTGTTGATTTAATTCTTCCTGATCTCCATGCTGTAAACGATGGCTGTTAATCGCTCCAAGCCATCTGTCGCAGGATTCGCTATAAACGGCACCATCCATATCGGTTGTAGGGATTCCGGCTTGTTGCAAACGGCTGGCAACGGCTGCTGCTGTTCTTTTGCTGTAAGCAATCGTTTCCACCTGGTATTTGCGATAATACGGAGCGACATCGTTTGCAATCGCTAAATCATTTAATGAGAAGTCATTTGACCACGTATGCAATAGTTGCACGTAGAATCTTTCACCCGGCATTCTTTGGGCGCAAACAAGGGCTCCAAATTTTCTGTCCGGACTTAAATCCAATCCCATCCACATTGTTTTTTCAGGATCTAGCGGAATTGGATCGATTGCGCATGATTGCCATTTCTGAGCATCTACAACTGAATTGATCGTATCAACCCATTGGCATAAAACTTCTGTGCGCACAATATCCGGCGGATCGTTAATAACTGCTCTTAAATTGTCCGGGTGGATTGTTATACCTAAAGATGGATTGGCTTGAGCGAACGCATCCCAGTTCGGCTCACCCGACGGAAGGGTGATAGGAGCGTTAGGTTCTGCGCTCCATTCAAACCAACCAATATCATCATTTGCACCTCCAGCAGCTGCTAATGCTCTACTACGTAAAGAGTTTAAAACAATCGAGTGCTGATCCCCAGCATTTGAATAAATCCATGTCTGAGGATTCTTTGCGCTGATCATGGTGTATCTCATCGATGACCAGGCATCTTGGTCTTTGTATTCTCGCAACTCATCCATGTGGATTGTTTCAGGTTTGGAAATACCACGTGATGCGTTGTTGCTTGCCTTAATTACAATTCGGCGATTGCCTTTAAGTTCTAATTCTTCTGCACCATGTTGCCAACGGATCTTCTTGACCTCGGATGCAAGTTTGTCATTCTCCTCAATCAAAGCAATTATCTGTCTAAAGGTTTCTAGGGATGTAGTAAGTCTGTGAGCTGATGCAAGCTGTAAGCCTTCGCCCCACACGTAAGCACCTGTCAGCATTCTAAGCATCATGAATGTGGACTTGCCATTCTGCCTGGCTATGACTAAACCATTCTCAGAATGATGCCATCTACCATCTGACTTAATTTTGTGCCCATGAATTGCAACAAACTTCTGCCATTCCATAAGTGGAATACCGACTTCAGCTGCAAAGTCAATCATTTCCTGCCCTTTAGACGGCAAATCATTGAGTTTCGAGTGAATACGTGGAGTTGGCACACCTCCTATTCTCGATTGAGCCTGATCTAAAGCGATCTGGTCTGATTCAGGCATGTCTAGTCTGATTCAAAAGGATCGTGCCCGATTGAGGTGTTTTGTCGGTTAGAAAGATCAAT